ATCACTAACTATGCAACCTTGTCGGTGCAAATGGAAAGCACGGTATGAGCGTTTTCATCTCGCATCTTGTATTTGCTACCGTCGCAACGATAACCAACGTTTCACACGTTCAGTTTGATACGCAAGCCAGTACGGTTGACGTTCGGGTGTCACACGTTCAGCTTGACACCTTGGTGCATCCAACTACATCAATTATCTCGGTCAAGCCTTCCTATGGCGGCGGATGGCAATCCATATCGAATAAGAAGGTAAAAAGAAAACCGCGCGACAAGTTTGAAGAGTTTCAGATCATCATCGACGGTATGATCTTCAACATCAATCCACCCCCGGCAATTGCATCAAGACCGCCTCCAACCGTTACCCTCAATCACCCGCGCTCAAGAGCCGAGCGCCGCGCCAGCGAGGAAAATTTACTCATCTTATAAATCGTGACACTTTTTATTGGAAATGTCACAAGCCAATCGGTAAAACGTGCGTACTACTCATAGGAGTCGCGCATGCCAATACGCCAACGCATCGAAGGACAAGTACACCGAAACTTCACCCTGCAAATCACCAAGCGGGATGCCGCAGTCGCTTCCGGCGATGACACTGCCGCCGAACAGGCGCTGCTCTCTGAAAACCTCGTTCTCGAATTCCCTTTTTCTTCCGAAGAGCCCTACCTGCGCAGCAGCTGGTGGGATGAGCCATGGGTCGAAACCCTCGGCCATGCCGATGGCGAATGCGACCTCACCCGCCTCAACGATGGCGCACCCGTTTTGCTCAATCACGGCGGCAACACAACTGAAGAAGCGCCCCTGCGCTCTATCGGCACCACCGTGCGCGCATGGATAGAAGGCGGTCGCGGTTTTGTCGAGGTCAAGCTCTCCCGCCGCGACGGCATGGAAGGTCTCATTCAGGATATTCAAGACGGCATCGTGCGCAATATCAGCGTGGGTTACCAGATCCTTGAACGCACCCTGGTCAAGCAGACAGAAGGCATGCCGGACGAATACCGCGTCACCAAATGGCTACCGATGGAAGTATCCGTAGTGGATATTCCGGCGGATAGCACCGTAGGAATTGGCCGCTCTGCTGATACAGCGCAGCCCGTACAAGCCCGCCGTTACACGGTGGTTGATTTGCCCGATGAGGGATTAACTTTGAAAGGAAGTAACATGCCTGAAAACCAAAACGCCGCATCGGGCGGAGTGCAACAACCCGATATCAACGCGATCCGCGCTGAAGCAATTGCGGCAGAACGTACCCGCGCTGCCGACATTCGCACTGCCGTGCGCTCGGCCAATATTGATGTAGCCTATGCTGACGAGCTCATCGCAAGCGACGTCACCATCGATGCAGCCCGCGCTGCCGTGCTGGAAAAGCTCGCCGCCCGCACCGCTGCTGCGCCGGTATCTAGCCGTGCCGATATCCAGATGATCGGCGACGAAACAGAAAACCGCCGCGAGTTTATGGCCAATGCCATCCTGCACCGTGCCAACCCAAACCATAAACTGGAAGAGGGTGCCCGCCAGTTTGCCGGCCTTTCCATGATGGAGCTGGCCCGCGATTGCCTGGAACAGCGCGGCGTAAAAACACGCGGACTGGACAAGTTGCAACTAGCCGCTCGTGCCTTTGAAGGCACTTCCGACCTGCCATCCGTCCTGGCAAATGTGGCCAATAAATCGTTGCGGCAGGCATACTTGTCTGCACCGCGCACCTTCACCCCATGGGCGCGTCAGGCTTCTGCTGCCGATTTCAAAACCATCAGCCGCACCAATCTGAGCGATGCGCCGGCGCTGGAAAAAGTCAACGAAAACGGCGAATTCAAACGCGGCTCGGTAACCGATGGTAAAGAAACTTACCAGCTCGCAACCGTCGGCAAGATCATCGGCTTCACCCGCCAATCTATCATTAACGACGACCTCGGCGCGCTGACCCGTGTACCGGCCCTGTTTGCCAATGCTGCGGCTAACTACGAGTCCGATACTGTTTACGGCATCATCACCGCCAACGCAAACCTGTCCGATGCCGTTGCCCTGTTCGAGGCAACAACCCACAAAAACCTGACCGGCACCGGTACCGTATTATCGGTGACATCGCTGGGTGTGGCGCGCACGCTGATGCGCAAGCAAGCAACCCCACAAGGTGCGGTGATGAATCTGAACCCCGAGTTCCTCATCGTCCCTGCCGCGCTGGAGACCATCGCCAACCAGTATGTGTCCAGCCAGTTTGTATCGGCCCAGTCCAGCAACATCAACCCCTTCGCCGGCAAGCTGCAAGTCGTTGCCGAAGCGCGCCTGGATGCCAACAGTGCAACTGCCTGGTATCTGGCAGCGGGCAACAACTCCATCGACACCGTGGAATATTGCTACCTCGAAGGCCAAAACGGCGTCTATATCGAAACCCGCCAGGGCTTTGAAGTAGACGGCATGGAGATCAAGGCCCGCCTCGATTTTGCAGCCAAGGCCATCGATTACCGTGGTCTATACAAAAACGTCGGTGCATAACCCATAGCAGAAATTTGAAAGTAGTAAGTGGTAAGTAAAACCGCCACTCGCCACTTTCTACTTACTACTTACCATTTAAGGAGATTCAAAAATGAAAAAATTTATTATGTCCGGCGACGTACTGCCACTCACACCTGCTGTCGCAGTTGCCTCAGATGTCGGTTATCTGTTTGGCACCGGCCTGTTCGGCGTAGCCACTGATGATTGTGCAGCTAACGTGGAAGGTACTTTCGCAACAGAAGGTGTTGTCGATATCGCCAAAACCAGCGCGCTGGCAATCACTACAGGTGACCGTCTGTATTGGGATGCAACCAACAAGGTGGTGAACAAAACTGCAACCGCACAGCAATGCGTCGGCATCGCCGTGGCAGATGCAGCCAACCCATCGGCCACTGTGCGCATGAGCATAGGCGCCTATGTTGCTGTAGCGGCGTAATAAAAAATGTCCTTCGCCGCACTGCAAGCACGAGTCAACAGTGCCGCGATGGAAAAGTTATCTGACATCGCCACGATCAACACCGTGGCGGTGAATGTGAAGTTTGATGAGTCGTATGCCGACCCGCTGGGCTTTTCCGGTTCGAGTCCGTCATTAATTGCGATCAGCACAGAGATGACGGGATTGGCACAGGGTTCAACGGTATTTTATGGCGGCGTGAATTACACCGTCACCGCTATCAAACCGGATGGCGCAGGCATGACCCGTTTAATGCTGCAGGAAGTATGACATGGCAAACCATCTGCATAAACAAATCCGCGATGCGCTTAAAACCGCGCTGACAGGGCTGACGACAACAGGTGCCAGGGCGTATGCCAACCGCCTGCAGCCGATGACCGATTCAACTCTGCCCGGCTTGCGCATTTTTCTGGATACCGAAGAAGCGCAGGGCGTCACCATCCACCAGCCGCAAGTGCAGGAACGCACTTTGCAATTGGCCGTTGATTGCTGTGCAAAAGCGGTAAGTGGACTGGACGATGCGCTGGATCAAATCAGCAAGGAAGTAGAAGTGGCGCTGGCGGCGGGCATCACCATCGGCAGCAAGTCGCTACAAGTTTTTTATGAAGGCATGGAGTTTACGGACGAGCAATCCGATAAACCGGTCGGCGTCAAGCGGCTGCGTTTCTCGGTGCCCTACACGGCAATGAGTAATGCACCCGATGTATTAATTTAACAGGAGAGAATCATGGCAAACGCAACCAAGTGGAGCAACATCGCAATCGCAATTCAATCGGCGATTGCGGCGGCAAAAACAATCACCGGCATCACCAAGGCCAGCCCCGGCGTATGTACCTCTACCACCCACGGCTACACCACCGGCGATTATGTGCTGCTCACCATCTTGGGCATGTCGCAGATTGACTCCATGGTGGCGCGTATTATCGTGCTGACGGTAGACACTTTCTCGCTGGAAGGTATCGACACCACCCTGTTCGATACCTTCACCAGTGGCACCGCGAAGAAGCTGACTTTCGGCACCACGCTGACAACCGCAGTCAGTATCAGCGCATCGGGTGGTGACTTCAGTTTCATCGACACCACCACCATCCACGACAACGTGAAAAAGCAGATCCCCGGTATTGCCAACCCCGCCACTTTCAGCTTCGAAAATATCTGGGACGTGAGTGACGCAGGGCTGATAGCGATGAAAGCCGCCTCGGATACCCAGGCACAGCTTGCCGTGCGCTTCACCTTCGCTAATAGCCAAAAACTGGTGTTCAGCGGCTACATCGGTGCATCGCTACTGCCCACAGGCGGCGCGCAGGACATCGTGAAGACAGCCGCCGTCATCACGATGTTTGGTAAGCCAAACGTGTACTCGACTTAAGCCATGATCAAACTAGTACCCAACCCAACCTTTGAGCAGAGCGTCAAGCTCACCGTGCCCGACCTGTTTGAGCCGGTCGAAGTATTCATGACCTTCAAATATATGACCGCCGCAGCCTGCGCTGAGTGGTTTAAGGCCAGCAACGACAAGCCGGTCGGGGATGCGATTGCTGAAATTATCACCGGCTGGTCATGCGTCATGAATGAGGAAGGCATGGCTGCCGAGTATTCGAAGGAAAACTTACAGCAACTGCTACTGGCTTACCAACCAGCCTCGCTTGAAATCGTCCGCGCCTGGCAGCAGGGCCTCACCGAGAGCCGCGTAAAAAACTGAAAAGCGTCGCCCGAGCCTTATACGGTAGCGGCGCGAACCAGACAGAAGACAACGGCATCATCGGCGAGCTCAGCCAAAAGCTGGGGCTGAATGAGCAAAGTGAAGAGGTGCAATGCTGGCCGGATAACTGGCAAGCCTTGCAGGTTTTCTCGGCGCTCTCGACACAGTGGAATGTTGGCATGAGCGGTGCGGTAGGAATGCGCTACGAAGCCTTCTCGATAATTTTTGAAGCCTTCAGTATTAAAAAGAAAGCACGCGCAGAGTTGATGTACCTGCTGCGCATCATGGAAAACGAAGCACTACAGGTCTTCAAGGAAAATGGCTAACGATACAAAAATTGTCATCACCGCCGAGACAGCCAAAGCCGAAGCCGCTTTCCGCACGCTCAACGGCGCTATCGACGGCGTATCCAAAAAAATGTTTGACCTGCAAAGTTTCGCAGGAACCTTAGGTGGCGCTTTAACAATTACCGCTTTCGCGGGAATGATTAAATCCTCTCTGGATTTACAAGATAACTTAAATAAACTGGCACAAAAAACTGGCACCAGCGTCGAAGCGCTTGCCGGGCTGAAATTTGCCGCCGACCAGAATGGCACCTCGCTGGAATCAGTCGCCAATGCCGCGAAGAAACTTTCCACCAACATCGCAGAAAACCCCGATGTATTCAAGAAATTTGGTATCGACGCCAAGGACTCAACCGGCGCGTTGGTGCAATTGGCTGACATCTTCCAGGCGATGCCGGACGGCGTAGAAAAAACCGCACTTGCCGTCAAGCTGATGGGCAAGAACGGCGAGGAAATGATTCCATTCCTCAACCAGGGCGGTGCCGCATTAAAAGAAATGGTAGAGCAAGGTAAAAAACTCTACCCAATCACTGCAGAAAATGCAAAGGCGGCTGAAAAATTTAATGATCAGCTATCGTTGATAAAGGCGCAGTCATCAACCATAGGCATAGCGATTACAAATGAATTGCTGCCAAGCCTCAACAAATTGGCAACAGAATTTTTAGCTGCACGTAATAACGGTCTTAGTTTTGTAGAAAGCCTCAGAGAAATTGGATTACGCTCACCCAGTAATTCAATCCGCGAAAATATTAAAAATATTGACAGTGAAATTGCAGCCATTGAAAAATGGCTACTCGTAAATAACCGGGCAACTGATTCTGTAAAAGAATCTCAAAGAGCAGATATTGAACGGAAGAAAAAGGCGCGTGAATATTATCTCGAACTTGAGCGTAATGCTGCACTGGAAGGTTCAAAATCAACAGCAGGTTACCGTCTTGAAGGCGGGAATATTGTGCCGAATGCAAATATAGGGAAAGGCAATAAACTATATAAAGCATTGGCTCCGCCGCCAAAAAAAGAGGGAGAAGAAAAAAAGGAAAACACCGGCGTCCAAGTCCTGCTCGGTCTGGAAAAAGACTACCAAAACGAACTCGCCAAACGCAAAGACGCGCTGAACGCCCCCCTGCTTTCCGAAAGCGAACGCAAGCTGGCCGACGATATGCGCAACGTCGGCAAGCGCGCACAGGATTCGCGCGTAGAGCTGGAAAAGCTGCATATATCAGGCACCCTCAGTCTGGAAAACTACCAGGCGCGGATGAAAGATGTCACCAGCGAGGAAGAAAAACAGCGCACTGCCATCGCCGAGCTGGCCGCAGAGCAGGACAAACTGAATGCCTCCTTCGGATATGGCGCAAAGGTGGCCTTGCGTGGCTATCTCGACGAGGTGGCGAACAAGGCCACCCAGTCCGAAACGCTGATGAGAAATGCCTTCAAGGGCATGGAAGATGCGCTGACGCAGTTTGTCAAAACCGGCAAGCTGGATTTCAGTTCGCTGGCCGACTCCATCATCAGCGACCTGATCCGCATTCAAATCCGCGCCAGCATCACGGGACCGCTTGCTGGCTGGTTATGGAGCGTCGGCGGTGGTGGAGGCGGCATTCCAGCAACCAGCGGCATCGGCCCTGGCACGCCAAACTACACCGCATTGGGCGCCGCCTTTACCGGCAGCGAGCGCTTTGCCAATGGCGGAATTTTCAACCAGCCCACCGCTTTTAAATACGCCAACGGCGGCGCATTCAATCTCGGCATCATGGGCGAAGCCGGGCCAGAGGCGGTGATGCCGCTGAAGCGCGACTCATCCGGCAGGCTGGGCGTGCGCGCTTCCGGCGGCAGCAGCGTTGTTTATTCTCCTACCATCAACATCGACAGCCGCACCGATCGCGCTGATATTCAGCGACTGGTATCCGGTGCCGTCGAGCAGGGACACGCCGTATTGGTGGACAAGCTGCAACGCCAGGGGGTGTTGTAAATGTCCGTGATCACGCTCCCCTCCACCCTGCGCATCGCCAGCATGAGCTGGGAGCAACGCCGCAACGACATGGAGTTTCGTTCCATCTTTGGCGCGCAGGCGGTAGAAATATCCGGCCCATTGTGGGAAGTCTCTCTCATGGCGACAGCGTACCTGGAAGCCGAATCCAACGCGTGGAAAGCATTACTCATGCAATTGCGCGGGCGTACCAATCAGATCGCGATATATGATCAAAGCAGGCCCATACCGCTGGGCACCATGCGCGGCACCATGACGTTAAATGCCGCCGCCGCGCAGGGCGCTACCTCGCTCAACATCATCGCCGCAGGACAGAATAACTTGACTCTGCTACAAGGCGACATGCTCGGTTTTGGCACCGGGCTGACGCAGCAATTGGTAATGGTGGTAGCTGATGCCACCTCCAACGGCTCCGGTGTGATTAACGTGACGGTAGAGCCTCCCGTGCGCAATACCATCGCCAGCGGTTCATCCGTCACATGGAACATGCCCACCGCGCTATTTCGCAGGCAGGATTCAAAATCCTCCTGGAAGTATTCGCCGAATAAAGTGGTTGAAGGCTTCAGCCTCACCCTGCTGGAAGACCCGCGCCCATGAGCCTCGACACGCCCCAGCAAACTGAACTCGAAAAGCCGGTCACGCGATATGTGTACTTTGTCGAGTTGCATTTCGTCAGCGGCATCATTCGCGTTTGCACGGCGGGGCAGACTATTGCGTGGGGCGGGTTCGACTGGCTCGGGCTGGGTTCAATCGGCAGCATCAGCGCACTGGAAGAATCGGCAGGGGTCGCATCCAGCGCCTTGAATTTTACTCTCAACATTGCGCAAGCCTCTTATCTGTCGCTGGCATTGGGCGCGGTAATGGACTATCGCGGGCAGCCGGCAAAAATGTACTTCTGTCCGCTGGACGAGCAGTTTCTTCTGGTGGGCACGCCCAAAATCTGCTGGCGCGGCATCATGGATACGGTGGTGGTGGGCGTGAATGGCGAGCAGGGGCAGGCCGTGCTCAAGTGCGAAACCAGCGCTTACGGACTCAAGCGCCGCCCCTCTCTGCGCCTCAACGCCGCGCAGCAAAGACAAAAATACCCAACCGATACCGGGCTGGATTATCTAACCGATCTGATTGCCAAGCCACAACTATGGTTGAGCAAAAAATTCCAGCAGATATGAAACTCCACGACTACATCCACGCCCGCATGGAACAGCCCTTCGTCTGGGGCGTGAATGACTGCATCCTGTTTGCAGTAGGCTGGGCAAATATTGCAACCGATCGCAATCACCTCCCCGAGGTGACCTGGACCAATGAAAAAGAAGCCCTCAAAGTGCTCAAGGGTTTGGGCGGCATGGTCGCCGCCTTCGACCGCAACTTTACCCGCATCGAGCCCAATTTCGCCCGCGATGGCGACCTGGCGATTGTAGATGAGACGGCTTATCTTTTCAGCGGGCCGCACATTGTTGGCGTGGGCAAGACGGGCTTGATTTTCAAGAACAGGAGCGAGGCATCATGCGCCTATTCTTACTGATTGCGCTATGCCTATCGCCGTTGCAGGCGTATGCCATGGCCGAGGCGATAGGACCGGCGCTGGCTATTGCGGCCTATGTTGTGGGTGCGGTATATGGATCGCCGTGGTGGGCGCTATCCCTGCTCATTACCAGCGCCGTATATGGTGCCGAGCAGCAACGCAAAGCCGCTGCCAAGGCACAGGAAGATGCGCGCAATGCCTACAACAACGGCTTGCAAGAACGCACTATCACCCGTGTGGCAACCGATGCGCCGCATGTTTATGTATATGGTCGCGCACGGGTGGGCTCGGCCATCGTGGCGATGTTCACCAGCGGTGACAAGGATCAATACAAGCACCTGGTCTGCGTGCATGCCGCGCATGAATGTGATGCGATAGAGGAAATTTATATACAGGGCAAGGCGCTTGGTACGCTGGACGCCAATGGTGATGTGACGAGCGGTGATTATTCAAGCAGCAATACAGTACAGGAATCTGAAACGCACACAGGCATCAGCTTTACACTGGCTCACGTTCCTATCAATTTAAGTGTTCAGGTTGTGATATGGGTATCAATCGGTGGACTTGATGGACATTGGGCCAGACTTTATCCGGCGTCGGTCGTTGGAGCTGTGGTGACGATGTCGTATAGTTATACGAACATGTTCGTAAGTTATCAGTACGTCGTCACCACCTCGCATGTTCGCGTGCAAAAGCACCTTGGTACCCCAACCGATACCGCCGATGCCACCCTGCTGGCAGAAGTCCCCAGCAAGTGGGCATCCACCGCCGTGTTGCGCGGACTATGCTACACCGTGGTTCGGCTGGATCTGAACCAGACAGAATTTCAGAGCGGTATCCCCACGGTTGAGGTCTTGCTGCGCGGCAAGAAGCTCTACGATCCACGCGATGCGACAACCGCATGGAGCCAAAACCCCGCGCTGGCAATCTACGATTACCTCACCTCGGAAATGTGCGGTGTGGCCGCCTCCGACCTGCCCGCTGCGGATTACATTACGGCTGCGAATGTCTGCTCGTCTATTACCGGCTGCACCTATACGCAACTTTATTCGGCGGTCACCGTCACCAAAGCCGCGCATGGACTCACCACCGGCGATGTGCGCGAAATGCAGGTTTCATCCGGGTTTTCATTCGGCGGGCATTATCTAATTACGGTGGTTGATGCCAATACCTTTACTTATACCGATGTTCTGGGTGGGTTTATATTGATCTATATACCCGGCCACAGCACCAGCGGCAACCTCACTATCGCTGGGCAGTACACGCTCAACGGTACCGTTACCAGCGCACAGCAGCAAGGCAAAACGCTGGAGAAAATGGCGCAATCCATGGCTGGCTTAATTGTAGGCACCACATGGAGCCTTTCGGCGGGTAAATATATTGCGCCAGTTGCTTCCCTGAGTCAAACCAACATCGTGGGCGGGCTGGCTGTTACCCTCGGCATTTCCGATGCCGATATTTACAACGGTGTGCGGGGCCAATATAGCAGCGCGGAAAATTCCTATGTTGCCACCGATTTTTCGCCGTACCAGAATGCTTCCTATGTCACCGCAGACGGTCGTGAGATTTGGACAAATATCGATTTTCCATTCACCGACCAGAAGCAGCGCGTGATAAACCTATGCCGCACATTTGTCGAAGACCAGCGCAATTCTTACTCGATAAGAGGCTCTTTTTCAATGAAGGTTTGGGATAGGGAAGTCGGGGATCGTATTTCGTTTACGTCACCATTTTTAGGGCAAACCGCCAAGGTGTATCGCATCACAGATAAAAAATATCCGCCCGATGGACCTATTGAAATATCGATAAAAGAAGACGTCGCCACCATCTGGGATTACGCCGATGCGGCAGCGGCAGACGTCGTACCCGGCACCAACCTCATCAACCCTTATGCCATCGCGCCGCTGGTCTCGCTGACGCTTACCTCCGGCACGGCCGCCTTGCTAAAAATGGCGGACGGCACGATTGTCTCCCGCATCAACGTATCATGGCCGCCAGCCACTACACAGGCAGTGGTGAACAATGGCTTAATAGAAGTCGAATGGAAGGATTTTTCAAACGCGGTCTGGCAAAAAATATCGGTCAGCGGGTCGGATACACAGGTGTATTTATCGCCGGTGAGCGATGGCGCTTTCTACACGGTTCGCGCACGCACGGTCAACCCTTACCTGAATGTGAAATCAGACTGGGTTTATAGCACCCATCAGGTCATTGGCAAAACCGAGCTGCCGTCAGATGTTGCTGGACTGTCTGCCGCCATCACCACTGGTGACAGCGTATTGCTTAATTGGACTGAGATTGCCGATGCCGATTTGGCGGTGTATGAAATCCGTATAGGCGGTACTGACTGGGCTTCATCCACCTTTGTCGGTAAGACTCGCTCCACACAGTTAAAAATGTTGGCAGGGTCCATCGGCACGAATACATGGCGCATTAAGGCTGTAGATACCAGCGGACTGTATTCGCTCAACGCCACCAGCATCAATTTGATTATCGCTATTGCTACCGCCCCTTCGGTCAGCGGCGGCTTATCCGGTGCCAATGCCTATATCACATGGGACGTGCCGGTATCAGACTTGGCAATAGATGCCTATGAAATCCGCTATGGCGCATCATGGGCGGCTGGCACCAGCCTTGGCACCATCAAGGGCACGCGTTTCGATATTGCGGCGGTGAGCTGGGTCAATACCCGCATCTTCTGGGTAGCGGCAATCGACGTGGGCGGCAATACCGGCAATGCGGGCAGCGTGTCGATTGTCATCACAGCACCACCCGCGCCCACCTCCTTTACCCAGCAGGTGATCGACAACAACGTTTTGCTGTATTGGACAGCCGTGCAGGGATCATTGCCCACCATTACCTACGAAATTCGCAAGGGCGCATCCTGGGCCGCTGCAACATTAATCGGCACAAAGTCTGGCGCATTTACCACGATTTTTGAAACGACATCGGGAACCTATACCTACTGGATCGCGGCGATAGATTCCGCCGGCAACTACGGCACGCCAAAGTCGCTCTCTGCTGCCGTCTCGCAGCCGCCGGACTACATTTTGAAAAGCAATTTCAACACCACTTTCAGCGTGGCGGATATTGCGATTTCTAACACCAAGTCGCGCATGGTGCTGGATGTGGACGGCAGCTACATCATGCCGATTGATCAGACCGAAACCTACCAGGCGCACTTCACCGCGCATTCATGGGCAAACCCGCAAGATCAGGTAACTGCGGGCTTCCCGGTCTTTATCCAGCCCTCGCTCACGCCCGGATACTACGAAGAGACGCTCGATTATGGCGCGATCCTGGCATCCAATAAAGTAACGATTACCCCCAACGTGCAGAATATTTCAGGCGCTCCCACGGTCGCCTGCGACATCAGCGTATCCACCGACAACGCAACCTGGACCACCTACACCAACACCCTGTCGATATACGCGACAAGTTTCAGGTATGTCAAATACCGTATCACCATAGCGACCGCCGCCACCACAGACCTTGCCAGAATGGTCGGCATCAATATCAAGTTGGATTCTAAACTCACCACCATCACTGGCATGGTGTCCTGCCTCTCCAGCGATACTGGCGGCACGACTGTTTATCTCACACAGGACAGAACTTCGGGGGGGGTTAAACAGTTTATAGATGTTGATGCAATACAGGTCACGCCACAATACAACGTGAGCTATCCGGGCGCGGTCGCGCTTTACGACTTTACGGATACACCCTATCCGTTGTCGATGAAAATTTTAATGTACGACAACGCGGGTAACCGGATCTCCGGTTCCAGCAGTTACTCAGTGAGAGGATTCTAAAATGGCAGATTGGAACAAACCGGCGCTGTCCGATACCTACAGCAATTTTTTGTCATATCTGAATGACAAAATAAAAGACGCGGGTTACTTCAACTCGCCCGATGTCACCACCATCATCAATCCCTATACTGGGATGAAGCGCTGGAATGTAGCCAATGATCAGTTTGAAATATATAACGGCACCACCTGGGTCGCGCTGACTTCTACACGCCAGAAAATATCTGAAAAAGATGCAACGGGTGGCTATGTCGGGTTGACTTTGTTCAAGATCAATTTCAAGAATGCGGCGAATACCTTCACCAGCTTTTTCGCAAACGCGAATACAGCAGCACGGACTTATACCTTCCAAGATCGTGATGGGACGATTGCGGATAATACGGATATTTCTGCGGCTATATCAACTGCTGCAGGCGATGCGACTACAAAGGCAAATGCAGCGACCGCAGTTGCAAATGGAGCCCAGTCAACAGCCAATACAGCGACCGCAGTTGCAAATGGAGCCCAGTCAACAGCCAATACAGCGACCGCAGTTGCAAATGAAGCCCAGTCAACAGCCAATACAGCGCTCGTGGGTAGATTAATACTTGCCACAAAAATCACAACATCAACTAGTGCATGGGCGAAACAAGCGGGCACAAATAAAATAGTTGTAACGGGTATTGGTGGCGGTGGTGGTGGTGGTAGTGGAGGGACTGAATCAGCAGACTGGGTGAATGGTGGTGGTGGTGGTGTTGGTGGCTATCCCGTGACCACAGTATCTGACCCTTTGGTTATTAACAATCCAGCAGCTACATATCCAATAACTATTGGAGCGGGCGGTAATGGCGGCGGCGGGCCAATTTCTTATTTAAATTATGTAAATGGTAATGTCGGTCTTAATGGCGGAAATACACTCTTTAATTATAATGTTTTATCTTTTGGTGGGGCAGGCGGCAGTGGCGGCATTGTGGGTGCGAGCCCAAACAGTAACGGCAGAGCTGGGGTCACTTCCATTGTTGGGTTTCATCATGAAGGATCATTAGGTGGGGCAGAATCTAGTGGGCCAAATTCACCAAGTGGCGATAATGCGCCGGCAAATACTGGAGGCGGCGGCGGCGGCGGTGGTGGACATTACTATTACGGCGGCAATGGTTCATCGTATGCAGGTAACGGAGGTAACGGTGGGTCTGGATTTGTTTGGATATTGGAGTACACATAATGCAAAAAAACATGGCAATTATTGAAAATGGGATAGTTACAAACATCGCAGCGGTAGATGACACTGATATAGATACTATTGCCTATTTTGGCGGGGTGCTGATACCTGATAACGTTCCTGTATCAATCGGATGGGTATACGATGGATTTGTTTTATCCGTACCAGTTGTGCCGCCACTGACATTATCACGAGCACAGGAAATACAACTTGCAGTTATTGAGTCCGCCTATAAAACTGCGGTATCAAAACCGATTGCATATATGGGCACAGAATTTCAGGCTGACGCAGAGAGCCAGCAACTCATGGCGTCTGTGATTACCGCTTGCGGCGGAAGTTTGCCAGCAGGTTTTGCGTGGTTCGATACCAATAACGCGCCAGTGGCAATGAGCTTTACGCAACTTCAGGGCTTGGCTGGTGCAATACTGCTGCGAGGCCAGCCACTATTCGTGACAAAACAAACCAAGAAAGCAGCAATTCGAGCAGCAACAACCGTTCAACAAGTGGAGGCAGTGACATGGTAGACCAACTTTTAAATTCGCTAATTCTCGATCAGATACTTGCGCTGGCAAAAGATTACTATCTTCACTACATCGTATTCACATTGATCGTATTAAATTTCACATGGGTATGGTTCACCGCAATAATGCGCCTTCAGGAAATGAAAGAGTCAGGGCTGCTTGATGTGAAGCGCAATAAAACAATGTGGTATCTGGCATGGTTTAATTTGCTGATTGGGCTGATTATGGACGCTCTGCTTGCAGTACTCCTTTCGATCCCACTGCTTGATGTTCCAAGATGGTGGAAAGGCGAATTCCTGACTACCGCATTCCTGTCCAGACACTACAACGAAAAACCTGTATTCGACGTGTTTAAAATCTGGACGCCGTTATATAACGCTGACCAATGGTATTCGATGCATGTTAGAAAACCATTCGCAACATGGGCAGGAGCTGTGCTTTTAGATGACATTGACCCCGCAGGAAAGCACATCAAATGAAACTCTACAAAACAAACATAGTAGTAATCATGTGGGCGGTTGTCGCATCACTGTTTATTTCGTGCAGTCCCGCGCATGCCGCTGTCGCCCACACATCGGTTGACATCCGCTATTTGCCTGAAGGCGTAGAGATTGCCCGCAATGCGGACGGATCGATCAAGCGTAGTAATATCCCGCTGGATGATTTCGCAAAGATACACCCGTGCCCATCAACCGGCTTGCCCGTAAAGACGTGTGAAAATTGGGCTCTCGACCATGTAATCCCGCTAGCTTGTCGTGGCGTTGACGCAGTGTATAACCTGCAATGGTTGAATACATACGTCAAGGCGCTAAAAGATTTATTCGAACGTTTTATTTATTCAACTAACGGGTTCACCTCAAAAGGGTGTTATCCAAAAATAGTTACAGGTGCATAAATGGAAGACAAACGCGCCCACGAACGCCTGGACATGCTCGATAAATATGTTGTCCAGCATACTCAGGATATTCAGCGTATCGAAAAATCAGTAGAGGAAAACACAACACTGACGCGCTCAATCGAAAATAATACGTCTGAAATTGTCGAGATAATGCGCGGCGCAAAAGGCATCGTGTATTTGATTACTTTTTTTGCAAAGATCGGTCTTGCCATCGGCGCAATCTATGCTTCATGGCAAGGGTTTTTATTTTATCTGCGAGGTCATTAAATGAATTTAAGTAAAAATTTTACACTTGCCGAATTAACGGTGTCTGATTGGGCATCAAGAAATAATATAGACAATACACCGCCTGGGATGATTGAAGCTAACATGAAAATGTTGGCTGAAAAGCTGGAAGAGGTCAGGGCAGTATTGGGGCAAGCCGTGTATGTAAATAGCGGCTACAGGTCGCCCAAGGTCAACAAGGCCATTGGTGGCAAACCCACATCCAGCCATCAATACGGACTGGCTGCCGACATTCGCAGTCCGTATGGTGACCCGATGGCGGTATGTTCGGCAATCGAAAAAAGCGGCATTAAATTCGATCAACTTATTTTGGAATTTCCAACACCTGAAGGCGGCGGCTGGACGCATATTGGTATTGGTGCGCAGATGCGCCAGCAAATTTTAACAATTAACAGTCAGGGCGCTTTCACTGGCCTGCACATGTGAGGTAATCATGAACGAAGCAAATGCAGTACAGGAAATAGCCAAAGTGAATTTGTGGCTTGATCTTTTTAATTGGGATAATGTCATCAACATCTTGGCGTTGTTGTTCCTGGTTTTTATCATCATAGGTTTTGTGCGCGAAGTTACCTCAAGCAAAAACGACGATAGCTTGCTGGACATTTTCAGGCCGCTTGGCAGTAGCAAGATGAGGATTAACGGGATATGGCTTGCGTCAATTGTGGTCATGCTTTTTTCGGCCTTCAAAGGCGTGCTGACTGAGGGCTTGTACGGTTTGATATTGGCCGCTTTTGTGACTGACCGTGTATTTGCACGGAAGGATGCTCCAAAAAAAATAGAAGAGGATGTCACAAAGTGAATCCCTATGCCGCCTGTGCAACCTTGATATTGCTGGTAGCAACGCATTATTTTGCCTATACCGCCGGGCAAGATAATGTCCATGCAAAGAGTGACAAGGCAGTAATTATCGAAATGGAAAATACCCAGAAGGAAATGACAGCTTATATTTCTAAACTACAGAAAGCCGAGGACGAACGTGATAAACAAAATGATATTATTCATCACCTCACTGGTGATCTTGCAAGGGTGCGCATCAAAGGAATATGTGGCAGCACCGTGCCCGGACTATCCAAAGCAGGAACCGATCAAGACGGAAGAGCCGGGCTACTTTCAGAAAAGGCGGATCGAGCGTTTGAAGAACTTCAACGAGGCGACAACGCAGATTTCGCCCGGTGCGACCAGCTCAACATAGATGCAATCAGGGCGAATGCGGAAGCGCATTAAAGTTTGTCCGCCATTGATTCAGCCGTAGCATTATAGTAAATCGACAACATACGCAAGTCACGATGCCCGACCATCCGGGCGAGATCAAGCACGTCAAGCTTCTTTGCCAGCCTTGTGATGGCTTCATGCCTGGAGTCGTGGAAATGCAGGTCCTCAATCATGGCCTTGGCTTTGGCCTTTCTGAATAAAGAATCAATCTGCGAAGAATTCAGGTTAAACACCTTCCCGTCAGTCGTACCTACTCCTTTCAATATCTCAATCGCCCTGGGTGAAAGCGCCACATCGCGCCTGGCTGCCTGCGTTTTACCATCCTGCACGGTGCAATATCGTTTGTCCAGGTAAACCCTGTCCCACGTCAACCCTGTAATTTCACCGGCCCGCATCGCTGTTTCAATGGCGAATAGAAAAGCCTGCCCGACTCTACCCATCACCGTACCCACATCCTCACCAAAAACATGCTGTAGCCGCGCCAGTTCATCAGCACTTATCAACCTGTCACGGGATTGTGGCGGGGCAGGGCGGCGTACACCCTGCATCGGATTAACGGGAATCCACTTCCACTCTTTCATCGCGATATTCAGCGCATGAGACAACAAGACCCATTCCCGCCGCACACTGGCCGCTGATACCTGGGTCAAACGGGTGTCGCGCCAATCAGCAAAATGCGACGAATTCAATTCTGATAATTTGACCTTCGCAATCTCTCCCCGCTTAACCAGCTCAATTCTTATTCTCTCCCAGCGCTCACCCTTCTTGGTGACCGATACCCGCTTGACATACTCATCCAGCAAGTCCCCAAAAGACTTATTAGGTACAGCACCCAACTTTCCCGCTATAATGTCCGCTTCGGTTTGAGCTGCCCAGGCAACCGCCTTGGCCTTCACATCGAATATTTTCGTTTTACGGATGCCATGCTTAAAAATGAACACCCGCCACTTACCGTCATGCTGTTTGATGCTCGCCATGTGTGAAAAGGTGTGTGAATTATGAGTGATGCATTGTGTACCAATGTGGCAAAGTGTGTAAAGCCGTGGATAAAAGTGTGTGAAAAAAAAGCCACTCAATCGCTTGAGTGGCCTTATTTATCGGGTAATACTGCAAATTCGTGGTGCCCGGAAGAGGACTCGATGGGCTTGTAAATATTGGCTTGCGTGGCTTGGTGTGTGATTTATGAGTTATGCCGCCATCTTTTGTGACTCAATCCACTGAGCAATACTTTGCTTATGCCAGCGCTTTATTGGTCGTTTCCCTGTTGCAGATGGGTACAGATCAGGCTTTGGGAAGCTGGGCAAATGGAAATATCTATCGTACACATGCCGGACTGAGAGCCTTAAATAGTCCGCAATAAATTTTGCAGCGTCTTCTTGATTCATTAGCGGCTCTATTATCTCGTTCATGTATTACTCTCCGATAAAACCCTGGGCAAAGACTTGCGTAGCCCAGACAAAATCCGCGACCATCCGATGCGCGCTTTCCAAGGTTTGCCATCCACATGCACCTTGTAACAATCAATTCGGTCTGACTGATACAAATCAAGCGTATGCACAACCTCGCCAAAATCGT